TTATGATACGAAGAGAGTTTTGTATGCAATCCAGCCAGATGGATCAACGCTGGACTTGACAGTTGATCCTATGGCCAAGGAGCATTACCAGGAAAATTTAGAGGCAGCAAGTGCAGTTTTGAACCCTCGATTGGGCCAATATGAAGTCGAAAGTGACATCGGGCCGGATTTTGGCACCAAGCGAGAAGAGACGTTCAATGCCCTGACGACAATTCTCACTCAGGCCCCACAGATGGCCACAATGATTGGGGATTTGCTTATGCAATCGGCAGACTTTGATCTGGCCGATGAGGCCGCAGCCAGGCTGCGCCGAGCGGTTCCGAAGAACATTCTTGGAGTCGGACCAAGTCCAGAAGAACAGGCATTGCAGCAGCAACTTGCATTGTTGACACAAAAAATGCAAGGCATGCAGGAGCTTACGGTTAAAACCATCGAGGAGAACTCTAAACTTCGGGTTATTCTTCATGGCAAAAACGAGCAGCGGGACATTGATCTTTATGACAGTGAGACCAAAAGGCTTGCTGCTGTTATTAAAATGATCCCTCCGGAACAACTTGCCCCGATTATTGCTCAACTCGGTTCTGATACTCTCAAAACCCAACTCTCAAGTTGGATCAACAAAGCAAATGAAGGAGTCGGTGATGACCAACCCAATCCCACTGCAATTCCGTCGCCGCAGCCGGTTCAAAACTCAGGTGTATTGCCACAAGCTAATAATGGAAACGGCTAAGGAAATGATCGGGTCGGTTTACGAGGACTTGGCTCGGGGGTCGAATGAGTTTTATGCAATGTGGCCGGATCAGGATGAGTTTGTGCGACAGAAATGGGGCTTGATGGTGGCTGCGGCTCGCACCACACTGGCCGCAATGCTACAATCTCCCATTGACGAGGGGCAAAAAAACCTCATACATGAAGCACTCGTGCTTGATGCTCCATTGGCAAAACATCGCACGGCAAACACAAGGCTTTTTGTATGAGCGAGACAACAGAACCAACAGTTGAACCAGCGGTAGAACCCCCTGCGGTTGCCCCTGATCCATTTGCTGCGGCTAAGGCCGCAGGCTGGATCGCTCCAGGCCAAATTCCTCCTTGGGCGCAAAGCCGAATCGACAGTCTGACAGCAAGGTTGTCAAGTGAAAAAGAGGCCCATGCACAGGTGAAATCGCAGCTTGCAGAAGTGCAAGCTGCCCTTGCTTCGGCCCGCACCGAAGGCTCGCCCCCCGAGCCAACGAATGGTGGGCCGAATCCCGGAGTGGCAGTTGGCCATGCACCTGCCGCTCCGGTTGACTTTGATCGTGCTGTGCAGGAACGGGCAGAGGCGCTCAGGGTGCAGGAGCGGCGAATTGCTGCGGAGGAAGAGTCGGCAAAGCGCGGACGGGAACTTTATCCTGACTTTGATCAAACTGTTAAGGCGATTGCTCAGATCGGGGAAGTCCCGATTGCGCTGGTGGACATTGCGATGGACACTGGAGCGGCTGAGCATGTGATGTATGCGCTCGGGAAAGACTTGAATCGGGCGGCAGAAATTGCCAAAATGCCTCCGGGCAAAATGGCATTGGAGCTGGCAAAACTTGCGTCGCCAGAAAAAGCACCAAAGCCCAAAGTGTCCACAACACCCACCCCAATCGCCCCGATCGGAACCCGCGGAGCCACTGTGAATGGTGAACTGCGTGATGATGAAGACTTGGGTGCATGGATGGCCAAACGAGAGGAACAGGCCAAGGCCCGGAGAATGCGGGTGTGAACAAATCAGCTTATGTTGTTCCTAACTGCTATAATCCTTTATCATATCCTGAAGTTAGGATTTGCGAAGGGTTATTTTCTTGCGGACGAGCTTATGATGCAAAGCTCCCTGAGTGTCCTTTTTGCACAGAGTTTTACAAAGGTGCAAATTTATTTGTTCCTGATCTTGACTAAGTGCTCGGGCCTTGGCCCTGTGGATAGCAGCTCTCCTTAAACTGCGCGGGAAAAGTTCCCATAAGACTTGCGGCAGAGAAGTGCCAGAAACTTCAAAATGAAAGGAGCCCCGCAGGGGCATTGGAGTAACTCTGGTGGCAAACACACTTCTTACGATTTCCATGATTACCCGTGAGGCGGTTCGGCTGTGGCGGAACAGCAATGCGTTCTTGCGCAATCTCGACATGCAGTATGATGATCGGTTTGCCAAGAGCGGGGCAAAGATCGGTGCACAGCTGCAAATCAGGCTGCCGAACGATTATACCGTGCGAACCGGGCCAAACTTGCAGGTCCAAAATACGAATGAAACCAGCATTACCCTGGTGGTCGCGACGCAGCAGGGTGTGGATGTGGCATTCAACTCGGTCGATCGGGCTTTGAGCTTGGATGATTACAGCGAGCGAGTTCTGGCCCCTGCGGTCAACAATCTTGCTGGTGCAGTTGCGGCGAACGTGATCGGTTTGACCGAAGGGGGTATCAGCAACCTCAGCGCGAACTTCAGTTCGACCGGAGCGCTGCTATCCCCCGGCAGCACGCAATGGTTGCTTGCCGGGGCTGTGCTTGACAACAACTCGGCCCCAATGGGCAATCGCCGAGTGGTCCAGAACCAATTTTCGCAAGCTCGAATTGTGGCCAGCTTGCAAGGGCTGCTCAATCCCATCCCGAACATCAGCGAGCAATACGTCACTGGGCGCATCTATGAGGGCCTGGGCTTTATGTGGATGCAAGATCAGACGGTCTTGATTCATACGACCGGGACTTTCAGCCAAACAGCAAACACAGTCAATGGCGCCGGGCAGAGCGGTTATGCTTTGGTGGTCAATGCAACTACTGGCACTCTTGCACAAGGCGACATCATCAGCATCGCTGGCGTTGATGGTGTCAACAAGATTACCAAACAAGACACTGGCTATCCGAAACAGTTCGCCGTGACCGCTGCGGTTCCCGCCGGCTCTACAACTATCCCGATCTTTCCTGCGATCATCCCGCCGGTCAGTGCCACTCAGCAAGCCCAATACCAGACTGTGACTGCGAGCCCTGCAAATGGCGCCCTTATCACGACGGCAATGCCGCCGAGCAGTGTCTATCGCAAAAACTTTGCTTACTGCAAAGAGGCAGTCACGCTGGCCTGTGCAGATTTGGAACTGCCGGGTGGCGTGCATGAGGCTGCTCGTGAGACCTTCGATGGTATCTCGATGCGTATGATTACGCAGTATGTGATCGGGACTGACCAGCTTGCAACCAGGTTGGACATTCTGTATGGTTCCTTGTGGATTCGTCCCGAGTGGGCCTGCATCGTCCCGGATATCACGCCGTAAACTGGACACGCCCAGGGGCCACCAGTGCTGGTGGCCCCTTTTGATGGAGTAAAACTTGTGGCACTCAAAAAAGCAATGCTTCACGAAATCCAGGGATACGATTTCCCGGATTATGAGTTCCGGCCTTATCCAAAGTGGGTAGAAGGGCCGGACGGCAAAAAGGTGATCGTGCAGAATGTTCAGGATGAAGTGGCAGTCAAGACCGGCCGGATGGCGGAGCCAGAGACCGCGGTCAGTCCGGAAGCTGTTGTCAATGCAGCGGTGGAAAAACATCGGCTGGAAGTCGAGAATGAGGCCCTTCGGGCCGAGTTGGAAAAGATGAAAGCGGAGCAAGCTGCACCCGCGACTTTCACTGGTGTTGCCCCGTCAAAAACTAAGTCCTAGGGCATTGCCCTATGACAATTCGGGACTTGTTGACTTGGATGCTTCGTGAATGCGGGGCAATCGCAGATGGACAAGTTCCGAAAGCGTCTGACATAAACGACGCTTTCATGCGGGTGAATATGATGCTAGGCCAATGGCAGCGGAAACGCTGGTTGGTCTATCATCTTATTGACGTTTATGCGGAAAGCACGGGGTTTAGTGACTACACGGTAGGGCCTGGGCAGCAGTTTAACATTGGGAATAGGCCAGAGCGGATCTATAGTGGGTTTTTTCGGCAATTCCCAAATGGACTTGGCCAGGACACGCCCGGAGGGGGCGGCGGGAGTGGCGGAGCCACTACTTACACTTACAATGTGCAGGTCCGGGATCACAATAAAACCTCTGTCGTTTCCAACATTGTGCCTTTTAGTATAACTGTTG